TGCAGCTTGAGTTGCAATTGAACCTAATCCTAAAGAAGTTCTAGCAGTAGCACCAGACTCTGTTACAAAGTTTGATCCATCCCCAACAATAAAATTACTGTCAGTTGGTGTTAGTCCAGCAATATCAGTTAATTGTGCATCACTAGTTTGTTTTGCATCTAACTGAGTTTGAATTGCAGATGATACTCCATCAAGATAACCAAGTTCAGTTGTTGTTACATCACTAACCTCTACTTTACCTGAGCCATTTGATTGTAAAGCTCTTGATGCAGTTAAGTCAGATGATGCTATAGTTGATGCACCACCAGTTATGGTAGCTTGTTTTGAATCTATTTGTGTTTGTACTGCACTTGTTACACCATCTAAGTAACCTAATTCAGTATCGGTTACATCTGATACTGCAATCTTTTGTGAGCCATTAGATATTACAGCTCTGTTTGCAGTTAAACTTTCAGTATCAATAGTAGAAGCTGATCCTGTAATAGTTGCTTGTTTAGCATCTAATTGAGTTTGGATAGCACTTGATACCCCATTTAAATATTGAAATTCTGTATTTGAAATTGATCCATCTGCTAATTTAGTAGCACTAATTCCTGTAGGTATAGAGTCATTTGTTTTAGATAATGCTGCTACATAAACATTAGAGATTGCTTCATTAGATAGTGAGCCACTATCCCAAGTAACATTAACTGTTGTGTTTGTAGAAAATGATGAACTAGCAATCGTTCCAAAGATTGTACCAGGTGATGATGCTGTTAATTTAATTCTTCTTCCAGCATGATAAATAGAAGTTACATTAGCACCAGCGATTGTAAAAGATGTAGCTGACGCATACGCAGCAGTATATGAACCTGATCCATCACCATACTCAATCCATTGTGCATCATTAAACCAATCTCTAGTATTTTTCATCAATGCTCTAATGGCATTGTTCAAATTACTAGGTAGCATACCCTCATTAACATCAATAGAATTTAATGTAGTGTTACTTGCCTGTGTAGTTGAATAATCTTTTATGTTTGTTGTCATGTTGCTCCTAATTCATAAACCAACTAAAAGCCTTATCGCTTTCAGTATTGTTTTTATTAATTAATGTATTTACAGCTTCTTCTACTTGTCTTTGAAAAAGCTCTTGTGCTTCAAAAGAATATCTAATGTTATCTATATCTATTTTATCTGACATTATCTTGATCCACCTTGACTTGCTGTTAAGTCAATACCTTGTGCATTAGTCCAAATACTTTCTGCTGGTATTTTTATATTTGCTCTAAAATATCTACCACTTTGTCTTACAGGATTTATTCCTGTGTCATTCATAGAACTTGATGATGATGTAACTACATTATCAACTAATCTATCTCTGGTTTTAATAGTTACATTTGCACTTGCATCTACAATTGGTCTAATGCCAGTTACATTTGCTCTTAAACCTGGAAACAACTCTTGTTCTTTTGTTTCAAGTTCAGCTTCTAAAGTTTTTCCAGAAAAAATTGCTGCTTTAAAATTTTCATCTATAGCACCAAGATATAAATGTCCTGTTGTCCAAAATGCTGTATCAAGTGAAATATTAATATCGTCTAAGTTCTCAGAAATAATATCCATCAACTCAACTGTGTTTGCTACTACGAATTGTTTAAAGATTTGTGATGCTTTAACTTTAGCAACTGACCACTTTTGAGTTACATAGTTGTATATCAGTAATTTATCACAAATACCAGTAGTGTTTGGATTATCTTTACTTGGATATAACCAAATCGCTAAAGTATTAAAAGGATCTACAGCAGCAGTAATTCTATCTGTGTATGCTTTGTTTAAATCACCATCAAAAAATCTATTTACTTTCTCAGCTCCTATCGGCAAAATTTGGTCGCCATTGATTTGAAAAAATCCATCTGATGCGTAAAAGAAAACTTGTCTATTATCTTGGCAAACTGTTTGTCCATAAACAGCACCTCTATTTGGAGAGATAACTGAAAATCTAAACACAACATTTCCACCCACAAAGTCCATACGAATGATTTGATCTTCTCTAAAGACGTACCCAACTTCACCAGACGTTATAGCCACAACCTGACCACCAGAGCCAGGCAAGTCTTGAGTATCTGATGAACTAACACCAGCTTCCCAAGTGCTTATGTCATTTAAACCTGACCAAGCAACTCTGTTTTTTGCGTTCTCTATGTTACCAGTTACTAAGAAATCCCTAATAACACCTGAAACTTTAAACTTAGCTGGTACTGTTCCTGATCCACTAGAAGTTGCTAGGGATTGTAGTGTTGCAAAGTTAGTTGAAGTACCCATTAAGTAATACATAGGAGGATTAACTCCATTACTTGCAACTACATATTGTCCAAACTGAGTAAAGGTAAAATAATCTGTATCTCCACCTGATATTGTTAAACTTCCTTTTACACTTGCAAAAGTACCAGATGTTAATTTGTAAATATTGTCTTTCGTTCCAACAAAAGTAAATACTGTGTTTGTATTATCTCTAAAACTACCAGCACCTTTAGCATTTTGTGTTACATTAGATGCACCACTATAAGCAACTAAACCTTTTACTGGTTTGTAGCTTGATTGTGCATGATACACATTGGTTGCTACAGTTGCACCTGGATTTAAATGATCTGGTTGGTCTGGCAACCATTCACCAAAAGGTATTTGCATATTTTTAGCCTATAAAGTTGAAATGAATGGAGAAGCTACTGTGTTCTCACCTCTAATTTGTAAAGGCGAACCACTTACTTGATCTTCTCTGTCATTTAATTCTAATCTTTCCATAGTAGTTGCATACATTTGTTGCCATGTTTGTACTTGCTGTGGATTAATACCACCTAAGAAATTAGCTGCATGAAATAAAGAACCATACAAATAAATTGCTGGGTGGGTTGTTAAAATATAATTTGTTGTGTTTGTGTCTGACAAAGCATCAAATGATTTATAATAATTTATGTAAGCTGTGTAACTAGCATCTGGTTTTGGAGAAAATCTAAATGTATCTCCTAAAATTGTATATGAGTTTGGCAAACCAGTTGTAGATGTTCCAACTGTACTATCCATTTGTGATGGAGTTGTGTAAGTTAAAGGAACTTTTGTATTACCATTTAAAATATAAATATCTCTTACTTGTAAAAATCCTGTTGGCAAAGCCTCTGTTTCTGTATCAATAGTAAAACTTGATTGAGCTATCATTTTTCTAACTCTTAGCTTTGAATTAAAATCAGCTTCAGTAAGTTTAATAAAATCATCTGCTATCTCATCTGTTAAATCTGATCTGTTTAACCAGTTTGCTATAGATGTTTTTAAAGTTGTATAATTTGTTAGTGCCATTAAAATCTTCCTGATGATGTTCTGAAGTATCTGTAATCAGAACTGTTTAATTTTTCTCTTAATATTTTTTGTTGAATGTCTTTTGGTAAGTCAAACCAATTACCTTTATTTTGATCTTTGTGATATTCTTTTGCCCAAATCTCAAGAATGATTGTAGGAATACTTGCTATTCTTTTTAATCCCTTATCAGGACTATAACCATCATTTTGATTATATAATCTTTTATTATTTTCTAAGATTGGTTGAACATCTAATGATCTTTTTTGAACAACACCATCATTACCATTGTCTAAAAAAGTTTCAGTAATATTTTTATTTGTTTCTTCACTAATCTTTTTCATTAACGACCTTGACCTAAATATCTGTTTTGATTTCTTTGTCTTTTTTCTGATTTGTTTTGAGATTTTTTATGCACACCTTTTCTTTTTGGTGGCTTATCTCTTGGTACAAAATGGACAAACTTTTGTTTAGCCACTAAGCACCCATTTCAGTTACAAACAAATCTCCACTTGTACTTGTGTTTCTGATTGCAGCTATTTTCTCACCTGGTGAAACTTTAATAATTTCGTAATCTCCAGCATGAAGATATGCGTCACTTGTTGTAGCAGTTGGAGAAGCACCAAGTACATAATGACAACTATGAGTAGTTGCTATTCTTACAAATCTTGTTTGCGTTCCAAAAGCATTAGAACAAGCCACAGATGAAGCTGTGAATGAAACTTTTTGTGAAGTTCCTGGTCTTAAAGCATAATTGTATGACATTAATATTTTCCTTTTTTACTTTTAACTTTTTTGCCTTTTTTCTTTGCAAAGGCTTTAGCTTTTTTCATTCCACTTTTTGTGTATGAAAACT